ATAATTGGCTTCATCGCGTTCTTTATGCTTATTGTTTTTGCTGGGTGTGATTTAGTAACAGCGTTCTGGGGACAGGACTTAGTAATTAGTGACACCATATTTACAAGTCTCGTAGTGATTACACTAGGAGCATTTGGAAAGTGATAACAGCAAGATTATTTATAGACTTTGAATTAGTAGAAAGAAAGTATGAACCTGAAATGGTTCACACTACGGACATATTCTGTCCTGTTTCTCATAGAGAGGAGCAGGATGGATATGACGTCTTGCGCGATGACATACTAAAGAATGGTATACAACATCCTATAATACTTTTACCAAATACTCATGATAATTGGCAACTCACAATGAGAGAAGTCAACCCTGAGTATAAAGTACCCTATAAAAAGACCAAATACATATGTGTCTATGGAAACCAGCGCTGTGATATACTTATGAGTGCTGGGCATACATATGTGTGGAGTCTAGTAACTGATAATGTGGAATGGTCACACGCTGCATTTATGGAGTTAAAAAATAGTTCTTGACTTATGTTTATAATTTTAGTATAATATACATATGAAAAATACAGAAACAAACGAATACAAGACTTGTCAGATGTGGAATGCTGAGACAAAGTCATTTGATACATGGCATATCGGAGAGTGCAAACACTGTGGAACAGAGCTAGACCATACGTCTGGAGAATGTCCTAAGTATAAGTGCTGGATTGCATGAATCTATTTTATTTAGATGAAGACCTAGACAAATGCGCAGAGTATCATGTCGACAAGCACATAGTAAAGATGCCTCTCGAGGCAGCACAACTCTTATGTACTGCGATATGGATTGATGCCAAACTAGGTTTTGTACCCCGTGCGCTTGACAAGGACGAACGTGAGGTACTAAATAGTGAGAAAGCCAAGATTAAGCACCTACCGCTTGACCAGCGACCTCTCACACCATACCTACCGATGATGTATAATCATCCGTGTACGATATGGGTTAGGTCGAGCTTGGATAACTTTGAGTGGACTCATTGTTATGCTAACGCATTGAACGATGAGTACCACTATCGTTATGGTAAACAACACAAATCCATAGTGGAAGTAGTAAACAAACTACCTGAGCCAAAGAATATGCCCAGACTTGGATTTACAGAATTTGGACTAGCAATGCCAGATGACTTGAAAGATTATGATAACCCTATACAGAGCTATCGTGACTACTATCATCTAGACAAGGCTACGTTCGCCGCATGGTCTCACAGAGACAAGCCTCATTGGTGGAGCGAAGACTACGCTGACTATGAGAAAAGGATAACAGCAACATGATAAAAGTAGAACAGAATGGATATACATTCACCTTTGATGATGGAACTACGGAAGAAGAACAGCAGAAAGCAATCAAGAAACACCTAGCAAAGACTAGATGGTTTAGACCGATTGTTATGAGAAAATCAGATGGAACTAGTGTTCATCTAGGCAATGGAGTAAGAAAACATGGCAAAAGACATACCTCTTGATGTCCTACTAGGAATAAAGAAAGAACCTTTAGATACTATAGAACATAGGGATATGTTGCGCAGTAATCTAAATCAACAGAGAGTTCAAACTGAAGAAGAAATAGCAGTACTAAAAGGACAGCTAGGAGCTAAGAAAGAATACTTAGCAAAAATTGAGGGTGGACTTGACGTACTTGATGAATTAAGCAAGTGATAGTAATAAAAGATAATTTTTACCCCAATGTGGATGAAGTTCGAGAACGAGCTTTGTCCATGTTTTATAGACCAGGACGTAGAGAAAGAAAGACTATGTTTCCAGGTCGTCGCACTATGTCCTCATTTAGTAATGAGAACTTTGTGTATTGTAGAAATCAATGGGAGCATATGCTCAACACAAAGATGCAGTACTTTCCTAGAAAGAATAGCAACACAGCGTTTACACTATCAGAGAAAGGAGATGCAGACTGGAACTGGGTACATCATGATTGTTCAGGTTTCTTAGAGAATACTTCAAACGATATGAAAGGTAAGCCTTACGCTGCAGTAGTATATCTAAGTCCTAATGCTGATGTTAAGAAAGGAACAGGATTGTTTCAATCTAAAACAACTGGCGAAGTTTATAAGAATGATGAACTTAGCAAAGGACAATCAAGTTTCAAACAAATGTGGGAAGAAGATGAATATTTTCAGATGCACACATATGTTGGGAATCTATACAACAGATGCGTCTTGTACCCAGCACATTATTGGCACGCTCCATTCTGTGCAGGATTCGGACACAATAAATCAACAGGCAGACTTGTACAAGTAGGCTTTTTTACGGTAATGAAATGAGTGATTATAAAGTAGACAAGTATAAATTTAATGAAGATGTAGTTTTAAACAAACTAAAGAATCATATATTGGGAACATACGACCAACACTATAGTATGAATAAAATCCAGTCAACCGAGTTCATCTTCGATGCTGGTCATGGCGAAGGCTTTTGCTTAGGAAATATCATAAAGTATGCACAACGCTATGGAAAGAAAGATGGAAGAAACGAGCAGGACTTACTAAAGATTCTGCATTATGGAATAATTTTAATGGGGTCAAAAATTGAGAACAAAGAAACACGAGAATCTTACACAAGCGAATATAACCAAGGTAATTGAGTTATTAAACCCAACAGATGGTAGCAAACCTATAACAAAGAAAGAAGCATGTGGTATACTAAACATTGCTTACAACACAACTAGATTAGGTAATATCATTGCAGAACACCTAGAGATGATGGAGTTCCGTGCTAGAAGAAAGGCACAGAATAAAGGAAAGGCAGCAACTAAGAAAGAAATTACAGATGCAGTAGCAGGGTATTTAGAGGGCATGACAGTAGCAGACATTGCTAAGTCATTGTATCGCTCACCTGCTTTTGTAAAGGGAATCATAGAAAGAATAGGAGTCCCTCAAAAATTAGCACACACAGACTACGAAGGTAGAAGGAACGCCCTTTTACCAGACCAGTGTATGGCTGATGAGTTTGAAGAAGGAGAAAGAGTTTGGGCAATCAGACAGAACTATCCAGCGATAGTACAAAGAGAGCTTAAACCTGAACAAGCAGAGGAGCGAGGCTACAAACTATACCTAGTGTATACAATTGAAGCTCAGCAAGAAGACCTCAAAGATACGTACTTTCCATACCTAAGTTTCGCAGGTAAGAACCATGCGATAGCAGCTTATGATATGGGCAGTCTAAGACATTTACGAGAGTATATGTAAAAAGGAAAAAAATGGACGCACTAACTATAGTAGCGGCATTTTGGATAGCTGGAGTAGTACTAGGTATTTATAACCTATTTTTACCAGCAATACAAATTATCGGAAGAATTGATAGTAATAATATAGCATACAGATACGCTTGGGCAGGTGGAATTGTTTTCACCATATTTTTGGGTATCTTTTTACCTTTACTGGTTCATGTTATATTGATTAATAAACACCAAGAAAGATTTCTTAGGAACTTTATACCAGCATATATGGGAGATAAATAATGCATAGAGGAAATAGATATTACGAAGCTCTTAGAGCTAAGTACATAGCAGAAGCTAAAGAAGCAGAAGCAGTACTACATACATACTTTACCAACTCAGTTGGAATAGGAGAACATTCAGACCTTATTGAAGAGTTTGATAAACAACTAGATAAACTAGCATCAGCACAAGAAAAGCTGAGTTCTCTAGAAGGCTTATTAGATAGATGAGTCTAATCTTACAGTGTGATAATGAGACTATAGGAGTAGTAAGAAATCCCTATGAAAGAATAGTCTCTTTATACATACAAAGTCTAGACTATATAGGAATGGATGCTTGGGTAGACAAATCTACTCCTGAGCTACAGACTGTACTTTATAAAGACTGTGACCACATAGTCAGATTCGAAGCATGGAAAGAAGAATTAAATTTTTCAAATCTACATCCTAAAGATACATCAATTTTGCAGGATGAAGAAGTGCAACCTATGTGGGAACGTTGGTATACTTTAAAAAGTAAACAACATATATACGAGCTGTATCAGGAAGACATTACAGTCTACGGTTATAGCTACTAAAATATAGTTCTTGACACAAGGTTAAAATTCCGATATAATATATTTATATTAAGGAAATAAGCAATGAGCGACAGGTATTACACACAGATGCTAGAGACCACAGGTTGGTGTCCTGGTTATCGCAATACTTTTAGCCTTGCCGAATACAAACAAAACTACACATTAAAAAGGAAAAGAAACATGGCGTGGACAGACGAAAGTAAAGAACAAGCAGTTGAAATGTATACTGCTGAAGAACCAACTCCAGACAACAGTATGGAGATTGTTAAGATGGTTGCTGAAGAATTAGGTGAGAGCCCAAATGGAGTCAGAATGATTTTAACAAAAGCAGGAGTATATGTAAAGAAAACTCCAGCTGTGAAAAGCAGTGGTGGTGGAACTGGTGGTGGCAGAGTAAATGTCGCACAAGCACAAGATGACTTAGTAAAAGCTATCTCTGATGCAGGTAAAGAAGCCGACACAGCAATTGTCAGTAAGCTAACAGGTAAGGCTGCTGTATATTTCACAACATTAATTAACGAACTAAACGATTAATTACCCCTGAACATGGGGAGGGCAACCTCCCTGTGTATTTTTGTATCTACAAGAATCACCTCGTAAGACGATACCATTGATAGGACGCTAATAGATATTAACTACCTACAAGGAAACGAATGAAAAAGGAAGATTTTGTTAGAAAACTTGACGAAGCGGGCGACGCTATTGTCACATATCGTAGTCAGAATAGTCGTAGACTGAAATATAATGTCTGCACAGGCGACTTCGATAACAAATACATACAGTCAAAAAAGAATCGAGCCAAACCATCTCAAAGACAAGTTCTATTGTTTTGTTGGGACACCGACTCTTACAGACTATTACAACCTGATAACGTAACGTCTATTGTACCTCTAGCAGCGATATTGAAGAATGATAGAATTACATAACGAAACTCCAGTATACGAAAAAGAAGTACACTTTAACGAAGATAAAAATGAAAAAGTCTTTGTAATGGTAAACAATTTTCGGGGTACGGAGTATTTACATATCAGAAAGTATTATATGGACTTTGATGAAGAATGGAAACCAACAAGGGACGGCATAGCCTTGCCTATTGATTTGGATAACCTTCGAGAAATATTTACAGCCTTAGTAGAGATACTTTCTATCTCAGAAGTTAAAGGAGTATTAGAAACTCATTTCAAAGAGATATTAGACGAGTTATACCAATAGCACCAAAAAATAGTCCTTGACAAATCCTTAAAAATTCTGTATAATATATCTATGAATAAGACAGAATACCTAGAATATTGTAATCAAAAGTATGCAGAAGGCAATCCTATATTACCTGACGATGTATATGATAGACTTGTAGAGAACACTGCTCTTGAGGAGCAAGTAGGTCATGCAAGTGATGACGTACGATATAATCACCCTTTCCCAATGTATTCACTTCAGAAAGTCTTTGTAGGAGAAGATGAAGAACCAAATTGGGATTCCAAACAAGCACATATAATGACTGCCAAGTTGGACGGTGCAGCCGTGTCTATAACTTATGTAGAAGGCGTACTAACACAGGCACTCACTCGCGGAGATGGAAAAGCAGGTCTAGATATTACTGGTAAAATTAAGTCTTTAGTGCCAAATAAAATATGGAGCAAAGGTGTCAAACAGATTACTGGAGAAATCGTTGCCCCTAAAACAATACCAAATGCTAGAAATTATGCAAGTGGTGCTTTGAATCTAAAAGACTTAGAAGAATTTAAATCCCGAGATATTACCTTTATAGCCTATGGTATTCAACCAGCAATTTGTGCTGAGTGGACTGCTGATATGGGCATGGTAAAAGATATGGGATTTAACACTGTCACACAAAGTGATTGGAATGAATTTCCTCAGGATGGTAAAGTTGTACGAGTCGACTCTAATATATATTTTGAAACATTAGGCTACACATCACACCACCCTAGAGGTAGTTTCGCTCTGAAAACAAGACAGGCTGGAGTAGTTACTCGACTCTTGGACGTTGAATGGAATGTCGGGAAGTCAGGTGCTGTTTCACCAGTTGCGATTTTAGAGCCATGTGTGATAGGCGAAGCTAATATTAGTAGAGCAACACTACATAATATGGCATATATTGAAGCATTAGACTTACAGAT